CTTATCAGCAATGGTAGGTGTTCTTTTCTTTTGAAAAGTGAAATGGAATATTTTTCATAATTAGATGTGGTATTATTACAATTGAGAAAAGTGCGAAATCGAAATTCGCGTATTACCGCACGGTGGAGAAGGGGAATCTTGCCTGGCTCATAACCAGGAGACCGCCGGTTCAAATCCGGCCCGTGCAATTGTAGCTCTCAACATTCAATTCTATATAAGAAGCACTGGTTTGATCAAATGATCTTGCTGGTGCTTTTTATTATGAAGCAAAGCAGGTGAATTATGAATAATACAGAGAAAATAGAGTTCCGCTGCAAAGGCTGTGACAAACTTCTGGCAGTGACAGATGGAAATACAAACATTGTCTGCCCACGGTGCAGCGGGATGAATAAACTGAATATTGAAACCAGGAAAATCACATTTGTTTCCCGGAGCATGAGAAATCGAAAAACTTCATCCGGTGTGAATTTCAGTAGAAAGTAGGTGAGCACGGTGTCTGAAACGGGAATCATGGTGCAGTCAGATGAGTTACGGGGCAGGCATCGTATCTATACAGACGTGGAAGAAATCACGGAAAACAATGTGATTGAGGTTTTGCAGGAGGCAATCCTGATCCATGAGCGTAACCGGGAGGAGATTGCGTTTTTGCTGGCTTATGAAAAAGGGGATCAGCCGTTGAAACGGGAGAAGAAGGTCCGCAAAGAGATTGATATAAAAGACATTGATAATGTTGCGAACCAGGTGACAGAGTTTAAACTGGGGTACGACTGGGGGAATCCAATCACTTATGTTCAGCGCGGGACGAAAGATCTGACCGGTAGTGATCCGGAGCGGGACGATGACGGAATATCGATGCTCAATGAGATGAATGATGCCGAAGGAGCTCCGGCAAAGGATCAGGAGCTGGCTCGATATATTGAAATCGCTGGTATCGGTTTTCAAATGGTAGATATCAAGCAGGAATATGAAGGGGATTCTGCTTTTGATTTACTGACATTGAACCCACTGTTTACATTCTGCATTTACCGGAATACTGCCAGACAGCAGAAAATTGCAGGAGTCACATATCGGACGTTGAAAAATGGTGAGAGATATTTCACTGTGTATACAAAGCACCGGCGCTTTGAGATTCGAAATGCGCAGAAGATCATAAACGGCCAGAATCAGCCAGATGATAAATGGGGTTTCCTTCCGAGAAGCGGCGAATGCAATCCATTGGCGGCAGTACCGATTGTAGAATTTATCCGTGCATATGACCGAATGGGATGCTTTGAACGTCAGATACCAGATATGGATGCTCTGAATATTGAGGTATCAGATTTTGTCAATGGCGTGGCCCAGCATGTGCAGGAGGTCTGGTGGGGAAATGATTTTGACCTGCCGGTCAATAAGGAAACCGGAGAGGCGGAAGCACCGGTGAGTGGGCAGTGGCTTATGACAAAGACAACTCAAAGCGGAAAAACTCCGATTGCGAAACCCCTGACCAGTGATGTTGGTTATGATGGAATCCAGTCCAACATTGAAAGCAAGCGCAATACAATTCTTCAAAAGTGTTATGTGCCGCTGCAGTCAGATCCCGGCGGTGGATCCACAGGTACGGCTATGAGCATGAGTTCCGGGTGGAGTGCTGCAGAGGCATCCGCCTGCAAAAAGGAGCTGATCATCCGTAGAAGTAAAATGGAAATTGTCAGACTGGAGCTGGCGGCGATAAAGAAATCACCGGATATTCCACAGAACAGCCCGTTGCTTCAGTTAAAGCCGTCGGATGTCAATCCGAAATTTACCCGTCAGAAAACATTCGACTTGGGAACAAAGACGAATTCCATGGTTGCCATGATAAAAGCTGGTATCCATGGACGGATTGCAATGCAGACAGTTGATCTGTTCCCGGATGTGGCCCAGGCATGGAATGACAGTAAGGATCTGATTGAAAAATTCCAGGAATCGTTATTCCAGAAGAAAGAAGCGAAGGGAGACGATCGGGAGCAGCAGGATCTGACAGATCAGACGGGCAATTCCCCGTTCCTTGACGGAATGTCCACGGAAAAAACAAATATTAAGGCAGCAGAGTGATTTACTGCTTTTATATATTCGTCAAGGGAATGACGTTAATCACGCACAAGACAAGGGAATGTCTCTAAACACGCATCAATATTTTGTGCAGGGAAGCACTATAAAAACGCAGAAAGAAGAGGTATCACAATGAGCGAAAACACACACAGATTCACACCATTAAACATTCAGTTTTTTGCAGTACCGGTTTCTGGTCCAGAGCCGCCAGCTGACCCGGAGCCGAATCCGACTCCTGACTCAGGGAAGGATCCTGCACCCGCACCTGATCCGGAACCGAGCGCAGAGGAACGGATCCAGGAGCTTATGACCGAGAATGCAAAACTGAAAAAGGCACAGGAAAAAGCAGCCAGCGAAGCAGCAGACTACAAGAAAAAGTACAATGCTACTTTATCTGAGAAAGAAAAGGCCAGTCTTGAAAAGGCAGAGAAGGAAGCAGAACGTGAGGAGCGGTACCAGAAGCTGTTGAGAGAAAATGAAATTAACAAGCTGGAAAAGAATTTCGTTCTGTTGGGATACACCAATGAACAGGCAAACAAAGCAGCTACGGCACAATATGATGGGGATACGGAATCATTGTTCAAGATCCAGTCAGAAGTGCAGCAGGCTCTTGTGAAGCAGAAGGAAGCTGAGTGGCTCAAATCCAGGCCAGAGCCGAATGCAGGCAATGGGGAAGGGGACGATAAGGAAGATCCCTTCCTTAAGGGCTTCAATTCTGTGCAGAGCAATTTTTACACAAAGAAATAAGAAAATGATGGAGGTAAACGATTATGCCAGTAAATTATGCTTCGAAATATGCGGCAGCTGTAGATGAAAAATTCCGTGTTGGTTCTTTTACAGCGCCGCTTGTAAACAGGAATTATGAATGGTTAGGAGTTAAAACCGTAAAGGTATTCAGCCGCAGCCTGGCAACGCTTAACGATTATAAGACAACCGGAAGCAACCGATACGGCGAGCCGGATGAATTAGGCAACAGCGAGCAGGAAATGACGGTAACTCAGGATAAATCCTTTACATATACCATTGATGCTGCAAGCGAGCAGGACACCAACGGTACGATGGAGGCCGCTGCTACCCTGGCAGAAAATATTGATAACCTGGTAATCCCGGCGATGGATTCCTATAGAGTGGGAGTGATTGTAGCAAATGCACCTACAAAGGGTAGCGTGTCCGGGAAATCACATGTTATCGTCAAAGCTGTCACAAATGCGAATGCTTATGAGGAATTCCTTGCTTGCCAGGAAGTTCTTGATGATGATAAGGCTCCTCAGGGCGGCAGGATCGCATTGGTGACGCCTGGATATCTGAATAAGGTTAAATTGGATGAGCATTTCACTAAGTCCGGAGATATGGCGACTACGATGGCGGTCAAAGGCTTTTCCGGTGATATCGACGGCGTTCCGGTAATCAAAATGCCGACCACATATTTCCCGGAGGGAGTAGATTTTGTTATTACCAATTCGATTGTAATGCCTTCTCCCGTAAAACTGCAGGAATTCAAAATCAACTATAACGCACCTGGTATCTCCGGCGCTCTGGTTGAGGCCCGGGTTCGTTATGACGCATTTGCACTGGAAAAGAAAAAGGATGCGATCGCGGTACACAAGAGCGGAGAGGTTGCAGCGTAGGAGGAAGCAGGTATGACTAAGGTAGTAAAAGATGGGATTACGATGGTGGCAAGGGATAAGAATCAGCTTGCCGCCTTCCTGAATAATGGTTGGAAGGAAACGGAAGAGAAGCCGCTTGTAGAAGAACAGGTTGAATCTGAAAGGAATGAGGATTCTGCTGAGGAATCAGATAAGAGTGGTGAATCTACGGGAGAAACATCAGAGGGAGAGAAGCCCTGTGAAGCAGAACCGCCCAAGCGCGGACGTAAACCGGCGCAGAAATAAGAGTGAGGTGATTGAGGATGGAAGGATTGATGAATGAGATTTTGGAGGATTTGAAAACCGAGTTGTCATTGGAAAAAGATTCTGATATCAATATTCTGTCCTCTAAGGTTAAAAATGCTGTCAGGGAGATTCGCAGGGACAGGAATTACCCGACAGTATACACTGATAAAATGATTGCTTCGGATTTGGAGATTTATTATTCCAATATCCGGGAGCTGGCATTGTATGACTTTAATCAGGTCGGAGCCGAGGGTCAGACTTCTCATTCAGAGAACGGTACTAGCCGGGCATGGAAGAGCCGTTTGGAATGTAAGACGGGGATTGTGGCAATCGGCAAATCAGTGTAAAGAAGATTGTGCGTGGATTTGAGAATAGTGTATGTATGGTACGTTCATTTGAATATCCGCAGGGTGGCGTTCGCTAATGGTGGTGGGCGGAACGTCCAATTTTGAAAGTGAGGTAATAGAAGATGATTTTTAAAGAAGCATATGAAGCCTTGAAACAGGGGGCGACAATTAAAGTGCCGGAATGGGCAGGATTTTGGAAATGGGAAGATGATTCTATCAAAATGCACTGTAAGGATAGCAAGATTCTTGATATTCGGGAAACGGAAGATGTCGATTATACATTGAAGTTTATTATGCGTGATGATTGGGAAGTTGTCAGCGGTGATGTAAAGGAACTGGATATTCAGACGTTTACATTCGGCGAAGCAATCCGGCGTATGAAGCGCGGCCAAAAGATTGCACGTAAAGGGTGGAATGGCAAAGGGATGTTTGTAGTCTATCAGAAAGGCTATCCGCAGGGG